GGTCTCGGCGATCGTGTCGTTCAGGAATCCCTGAATCAGCGAGTCAACAGCGCCGCCAGCCGTGATAACAGTCGCTGCAAAGTTCGCTGGCAGGTCCGCACTCACCACTGAAGGACCGACGTCGTACAAATAGGCTGTGACGTCCACTCCCGTGTCAGCCGAATTTGGTGACTTTAGCTTGACGACCACTTCCATGTTAGGCGGGCAAATGAATGACTGGCTTTGCAGACTCGTACGCACCTTGGTGCCGACGTTCTGGTACTCCACACCACCATTGATAGTGTTGCCGTCAACGAGAATCTCAAGTTCGAACGTACCGCCAGTACCGTCAAGGTTGTTCACTCCATCGCCGAGCTGGATAGACACCTGACACAGCCGTGCGCCGGAAACATCGGGAGTGTCCGTAAGCACGGTCACCTGCGACGTCAGGTTGCGGTCCGCATTCTCGGTGTCAAGTTGCTCAATAGCCGCCACGGCTTACTCCTTCTTCTTGTCGTCTTCCGTTATGGGCGTATCGTTACTGTCTTTGCGAATCTTGTCGATCTTATTCCATAGATCACGCATCTCTGAAGATTCGGGAGAATCCAATATATTGAGTTGTGTGGCAATCAGAATAAGAGATTGAGCAAGTATGTTTCTCTGTTTCCATTCTGGTGCCAGTTTGAGTATTTCCTCACTGGCCTGCTGTTGCTTGCTTTTGATGAGTTGTGCTAATGCCTGATCACGCAGATATGCTTCGTGGTCGTAGGCGGTGACTACTGCATCCAAGGTTTCCTGGGATACATCGGGACAATGCAGAATGCTATGGTGTACATAAGAATCACTTTCAACACCAGTAATCCCGCCTGCTGCTTCTATAATTGCAGATGCGTTTGCAGCGATTGGTATTTTAATGCTAGCCATTACTAAGTCTCGAAGACCTGGAAATGTGAGTAGTTCGCTTCCGTATCGCAATTTCCCCCTGTCAAGTAGTAGATTCTCGCATCAATGTAATTCCCCGCTAACAACTCTATTATTCCCGCAGCAACCGTCGTATGCCTATCTCCCGAAGAATCCTCATCTTGCTCCCCTGCCTGGAAGTGAGATCCATTCTTGTATAACCTCGTTACTATTCTGTCTGAGGCAGCAAGGGTTGTATTTTCCGGAATGGACTGTGCTCTATAGTTATAGCTACCGTCTCTTAGCGCCGTAATACGCTCATCTGCAATGGTAGCAATTCCTCCGTGGTCAACTACAAGAGTGTCATATCCAAGAACCGTAAATACTCCATTACTGATAGTCTGGGCCACGCTGTTCCTCATGACGCCTACATGCTTCTTTCTGCCGTCATTCGTCACTTCCCACGCCGTGCCGTTGTATTTCAGGTCCATGTGGTCATTGGTGATGAATAATTTGAAGGATGTCGCCGATCCCTCACGCAGTAGGATGTTCTTCGTGGTGCCCGTGACCGTGACCTTGAAGCCACCCGTGATGCTGGTAGCTGACATCGACACAACGTCGTTCACGGTCGGAGACGTCGGGAGCGTAAGCGTGTAGTCGGCTGCCGTTGCCGTGAGGAGCACATACTCGAACGGCTTCGCTGTATACGCGGCCGACTGTGACACGAAAGACACGGGCACGTGTGTGAAGCGATCAGGGAACATTGCGGCCTCTTGGTGTCGACAGTCCGTTAATTCACATCAAGGCCAAAATCACGCAACCGTGTCCTTGACCTGCATGATCTCGATGTTGGTATCAGCGCCCGAGGAGAAGTACAACGTCTTCCCGTGAAGATTACGGCCCGACAGGATCAGTTCGACGTCGGCGGTCAATGTCCAGTATTCGGTGTCGTCATCAGCTTCGAGCTGCAGGCGGCCGTCAACCGCGCGAGCCTTGAGCCTGACTTCGATGCACGCAGCGTGAAGGGCTTTGCTGCCCGTCGTGTTCACGTTCACGACATCCAGAACGAAGATGCCAGCTGTTTTGTCTGCCATGTCGATGTTCCGTCACGCAAAAGAAACCCGGATGTCCGGACAGGCCGAGCATCCGGGAGAAGACCGTAAATCAGGACGCCGAACCCTTAATGACGACGAAGTTGACCACTACGAGTGTCGTCAGGGCTTCGGTCGCATGAAGATTGGCGACCGTGATGCCAAACGATCCCGCCGCAACTGCACTGCAAACGGCTATGGGAGTCCCATCGCCTGCATTACTGGCCAGGCTCACGATGACGGTATCTGTCGCGTCAACCAGCGTATTCGTGACCGTAAACGTCTCCTCGCCGGCCGCAGCCAGTGTGCCGGCGATCGTCGTGATCTGGCCGGACAACGCACTGAGCGTCACGCCAGTCGTCGGCGACGTGATCTGAGTAACGACGCCTCCATTGAACTTGAAGGGCACTGTCGCGTTGATCCGGCTATTCCCGACGTCCAGTTCGACGTACTCGGTTGTCGAGCCAAGGAACGCTTTCACGTCGACGTCGGTCGTGCCATCGCCGATCTCGATCGCGCCGTCGTCGTCAGACTTGGGGAGTACCTTGAGCGTGTTCCCCGTCGAGAGGCGATATCCGAATTCCAGTGCGGAGTTTACGAGTCGCCAGATGTTCTGAGCAGACATTGGTTTGTTCCTTTAACATCGTGAAAAGCGATGGTTCCGGGCTCACGAGAGAGGCGACTCTTACGCCTTTGCCCCGGACGGCGATCAGTCTTCAAACAGCCAGTATTCGATCTGCACGGCAGCCGTAATTGCGATAACAAACGGCGCGGTCGTGGTTTCTGAGAAACGAAACAACTGGACGTCTCCGGCCTTGACGACAATGCAATTCGCCGCATCGTCGGCCTGTCTGATGTGAACTGCATTCGCTGAGTCGAGATTCCGGATCATGATCATGCCGGGCGTACTGACGTCGCCCATGACCAGAGCCTCGTCAGCCGCAAACCCGACAGTTTGCACAAGGTGCGTCACCGAGTTCCCGGATACGTCGCTCACGATTGATCCGAATGCCTCATCGACAGTCGAACCACCTTTGGCGAAAATCAGGGACACGCCATGTGTCATTTCGTTTGCCATGTCAGTCTCCGATTCTCAAGTCTTGTGACAAGACTTCGACTTCGTTGATTGGCTCGATCTTCTGGTTGTGAACTCGATACTGCTTCCCGCCAGCAACCTGAAATTCGTATTCGCCTTTGGATGCCTCTTTCCCTGCAGATACTGCAGAGAAAACCTGCTTCGACAGAACGCCCTGTCTTCGTTTCGCGACGTCCAATTCTTCTTGAAGCCTTACGAGTTCTGTTCCCAAGTCCTCGTATTCGGCAACGGCTTCTGACAGTGTCATTCGCTATCTCCCTATTGTGGTTGCATTCCCCTGTCTCGCAGGTCCATCAAATCGCCAACCTGATTGGCAGTTATTCGATTACTTCGCATGTCGCTCATCACGCTCGCCTGCAGGCATTGCATGAAACGCTGGTGCATAGGGCCTTGAGTTCCACGAATCAATGCTTCCGCGACAGACAAACACGACGCTGCGATCGTATTCGCGTGTGTGACCGTTCCGTACGGGAAGTTGTTCGTCGTTGTGAGCAACGGCGGGATCTTCAGGAAGCGATAGTTCAGAGTTTCAACAGCAGTTGGCGTCGGGTAGACAATGGCCTCGTAAGTCTGCACCGCCGAGCCAGTTGAGGTCTTCGGGCGAATGGCGATGTATTCGGGCGTGCCGGTATCTGCCGCCTGGCCTCGCATCGACATGACCTCTTCGGCGGACACGAGCTTGGGCTTACGCTTGTCTTCACCGCTGGTGAAGACGAAATCTTCGGCGATGCCGCCGCAATCGGCGTCCAGATCGTAATCGAAATCAGAGCTCGCCGTAGCGACCGTATCCTCGATCATGAGGAACGCCCAGGTGTAGGGGATTTTCTGCCCCATCACTAATGGCGGGAAATAGAACTGGAGAGCGCCTTCCTGGATGATCTCGTCAACCACACCCACCTGATAATCGTCCCAGATGGCTGGGTCGGCATTCGTTCCCAGCGAAGGCTCGCCCAGCTCATTGCGAAGGAATAATCCGATCCTCAACTGAAACCACTCGTATGTCCCGCGTGTTGGCGCCGTTACTGGATATGTTCCGCCTGCCATGGTTTCTCTCCGTTTCGTGCTTAGTAACTGATGCTCATCCTCTTATCGGTGAGCATGGACGACATCAATTGTTTCTCGAACCGCTGTGCATGAACCCCAGGCTCATCATCCAGTATTTCTTCCGCCACGGCCAGACAGGCTTCCCGAATTGTCTCAGCGTGAATCACGCCGCCATGTGGCTTCGTGTTTCCTGTTCCGACGATCTGGGGCTCGATCGAATACCGGTACGTGACCGTGTATGAAGTGTCAGGCACCTGGTGGAAGACGGCTTCCCAGAGCTGCCGATCGGCTGCTGATTTACGCCGAGGCCGAACGCAGAAGTATGACGGCGTACCCTGCGTCGTCGTGTTCTCCAGCCGACGTCGGATGCAAACCTCGTCCACTTCAGTGATCGAATTCTCGCCACTGTTCTCGGCGAACGTGAATCCGTCTGAGAGATTTCCGCCAAAATCGTCAGGGAGATCGTAGTCCGTTTTGGCCTGCACCAGGTCAATGAATGCGATTTGGTTCAAGAACGACCAGCAATAGATGTCCGGCTGTCCGGTAACGTCGGGTTTTGGAAGCAGCGGGTAATAGAATCGACGAAGACCTGACCCAAGAACGTCATCAATATCGGAAGCCTGATCGGTCGACCAGGTTGTGGTCGCTCTCCCGTAGCCAAGGAATCGGCCGATTTCGCCTCTCAATGTGGCGTATGTCACTTCCAGAGACATTTACGTGTCCAATGTCAGAGGACTGAAGTTCTCGAAGTACCGTCCGTCACGAATCTCGATGTCGCGGAGTCGTCCGCCACCGCCGAATGTCGCGTTGCCGTTGTAGCCAAGGATGTCTGGCTGGTTCTGTCCGTTGTTCATCCCGATCGCTGCGACCATCTGCCGGTCGCGTTCCTGCTGGAACCTCTTGGACTTTGACTTTTCGTTGTAGAGTTCCGCCTGGGCCAGAACGCAGTACAGCAGAAGATTCTCGAACTGGGCCCCGCCGTACGGGTACTGTCGATCCTCACTCATCAAAACAGGACTGACGTCGTAGCTGCCCTTGACTGTGTATGAAGCGTCAGGATCGGGCCAGAACGACATGGTCCACTGCTGGCGAGTGACTCCGCCGTGCTGGGACATGCGGAGTGCGTAGCGGGTCGGGTGACTGCTGTTGGTCGTATTGAGCGATCGCAGCTCGTCGATCTTCTCTGCAGTGACGTGTCGAAGGCCAGTGTATTTGTTGTCCGCGGCGGCATAGGTCAAATCGCCGCTGATGCCGCCGAAATCGGACTGGGGAAGCAGATAGTCCGTCTGGTTCGCGTTGATCGGCATGCTGAATGCGATTGTCAGGAAAGACCATCGATGTGGAGGGATGTCCGGCATCGACGGCGTATAGAAATCGCGTTCGCCTCGCGCGACACACTCGTCAACGTCACGCTCTTCGTCGGTTGAGAGAGTGATCTGGTTGGGACTGAGCCCCATGACGCGGCCGGCTTCCTGTCGGAACCAGTCGTAGGTTCCTCGAGTAACCGGCTTCGTCCGGAACGATCGATGGTTCGAGTGCGGCATTATTCGCTTTCAGAAAATGGTGATCCCATTTCGGTCACCAGTGATACCTGATCGGCATCAAATTTTCGGTGCCCGCGAGTAACGCCATCCAATCGAACCTTGAGCCGTCGGTCCTCGGTCAGTCCAAGGAATTTGCCTGCTGCTTTCTTGTCGCCAGCCGTGACCGTAACGGCTGCGCCCTCGGGAACCGCGTCCCATTGGCTGGTCAATTCAGTCAGGTCTCCGTCGCCGAGATCCTCTGAATCCGGATCCGGCTGCCGTGGTTGTGACATGATCCTGTCGATCGCTGGAGATACCTGCGATTCCACGATGCCGGGCACCAGCTCGGCTGCGACATCCCTGATCGCATCACCAACTATCTCTCGGAGTTCGGTTTCGATCTCAGCTTTGAAGCCCTGAAGCTCTTCGAACAGCGTGACGATGAATGCGTGTTCGACAGCACCGATCAACAGCCGGCCGTGATTGACGAGAAGTTTGGAGACTCTCAAATGGAAGCGAGCAAGGTCTTCCGGAAGCGGCCAGTTGTCCTCGATCTTGAGCATCTCGCGATAAAACCGGACCGACCGTGAATCGATCGGCGGATGTTTTATGCGAGGTGGCTTACCGTCGATCGAGCCCTTTGTGGCATCAGACGCACCCTCTTCCTGTCTCTTCGCGTCCTTAAGTTCCTGTAGGGTAGGCTTTGGCAGAAAAGTAACTGACATGATTTCCTTTCGTCGGCATCGAAAGGACCGGCGCGACAAATGCCGACTTCGCCGCGCCGGCCGGTGAAAAGAACGGGGGACCGTCCTTTTGCGGGGTTAGGCTCCGCCCTGACCGCTCTTTCCGCCACCAGTTTTGGCAGCGGATTTCTGCGTCGCTGCGGCTGCAGCTGCGGAAGTGTCGTTCGTGGTTTGCGGAGCCTTATGGCCTCCGCCCTTTCCACTGGACTTGTCGTGCATCGTTGATCACCACCTCTCTGTTGGTCAACTCGGACATGGAAAATGACGGCACGGATCATGTGGAGGGCGTGTGGGTACGCAATCACCGTGCCGTCACTATTGCAATGGGTGTAATCAGACACCCTTCTGGTAGACCTGAATCCAATCAATCTCAGTGCTTCCTGGCGTTGTTGCGGTTGCGTTCAGTACAGCAAGAACCCAACCAAGTCGGACGTCGTTCGGGAAGTCCGTGCCAGCCGCTGACGGAATTGACTTCGTGTCAGCCAGAGCATTTCCGTCATCGTAGAACGTCAGCTTCTTTGCGCTGGCGTCGTGATAGAATCCCAGCTTGATGTACGTGTCTGCGACCAGCAATGCCGCATCCTGCTTCACGAGCACTTCGGTGATGCCATTCGCCTTGTAGACGGTATTGAAGTAATCGCCATCGGCTTCAAGGCGATGGAAACCGACGAAGTTGTTGTCGGTCAGCGTTCCGGCCGCAGCGATAGGAACTGTTGCAGACAGCGTGACTGTCTCACACAAGCCGAGGAATATGCTGTGCTTGGTGTCGGCGATCGTTGACGTCTTGATGCGTGCTTCGAACCAGAGGTCTCCGTGACTGTTCGAGATCTGGAACGGAAAGTTCTGCTGTTGCATCGCAGCACCTTCGTCGTCTCCGTCAGATGACAGAGCGACCGTCCCGCCAATCTCGTCACCCGCAGCGATCGCGCCACCGGTTGACGTGTAAACCTTCACGCCATTGCCGTATGTGAAGTCTTCGGAAACCGCACTGCCGACGATCGGTCCGTCCATGAAGTTCCAACGCTTGCCGAATCCATCAGTGTGTCCTGAGTTGATCGCGTCGATCGGACAATTGCCCCAGATTGACGGAGACGGATTTCTGTTTGTGTCTGCACGTGAAGCGTAGCCGAGCTGATTAGTCATTGAACTTTTCCTTCTCTTCGATCCGCCGCCCCCGGCAGAGTCCTTCGCCACCGGAAACAATCCGATGATCGGGGCATTCAGGCTTTCGCGACACTGTTCGCCAAACGGCTGGGCCAGTGCCCCCGCAAAAACCCACGACGATCAGGAGCACAGATGTCTGCACCCCTGATCATCGTTGCATAACTCAGACTACTTACGGAAGACCGCGTTACGTCGGCGATCCACACACAGGTAGTTGTAGGAAAGATCGACGAAGACTCGCCACGCATTATGCTGATCCGGAACCTCTCGCGGGCTGCCTTCACGCAGGAAGTCACCCTTGAGGCACATGGGATAGAACGTGTCGTGATTGATCATGTAAACCGGATTCGTCTCAGCCGTAAAGACCGTGGTGTCGTCCAGCTGCGGAACCCAGATAATGGGATGCCGCTTGAACATGATGACGCCAGAATCGGACACGCGGATGTCTTTTCCGCCGCCCTTAGGAACGCCTGCTTCCATCGAAGCAAGGTCACGGCCGAGGTTTTCGTTCTGCGACTCGCCGATATCCTCCAATTCCGAAACCGTAGTATCGTCGGTGTAGACACGCATGTCCCTGAACGCCGCCTTGGCGTAGTCGTCGTCTTCGATCGGAGAATAGAATCCGATCTTGCGATGAGCGGTCCGCATCTTCTTGATCAGGTCAGGCTTGTCGACGTTCGTGTACTGCGCCGTGTAGTTCTTGAAGTTCGGCGCATCGGTCGTCAGGTCGAGACCAGCGATCTTGGTATGACTACCCGGAAGACCGCCATTGAATCCCGTCGTGTCGTTGCCGACCACCCAGTACGGAAGCCCGTAAGGATCGGTTTTGTTATCGACGTCGGGGACAGACCACGCCTTCGCCTCGAGCTCTTCCGCCATGTTGATCAGGGCAGCGGCCCGGCGAGGCTTGACGACGTTGTAGACCAGCGACGGACCGCGATTCATCAGGATGTCAGTCTGGTACAGAAACGACCAGTTGACCTGAGCGTGCCGCCACGGAATGTTGAGCTGCTCCATCAAGTCGGGCAGGACGGAGCCGTCGGTCTCGAGCAATCCGACGTGTGCCGCCGTATTGCTCAGACGCGACATGAGATTGCGTTGGATTCCACGACCGGAATCGAACACCACCTTGTCTTTCTTGAGCCAGCGGCCCAGAACCTCGTATCGCTGGAGGTTCTGAGCGATTTGCTGGAACTTCATGCGGCCGAGATGCCGCAGTGTGCCTTTTACCAGATCGGTAATGTCGTCATGAGCAGTAACCATCAAGAGTGACCTTTCGTATGGTCACGCGAGAAGTTCCGACTGCTGCTCAAATTTCGTCGTCAGACTCAATCGAGTCCTGGAAGTCGCCGCCGTTATCGCGAAACCAATCTCTCGCGAATTGTGCTGCATCTTCTTCGCCGGTTTGCGGCTTCGGCCTGGTCTTACCCGGCCGAGAAATCGCCTGCTTGCCAGCCTTCTTGAGCTTCGTCTTCACTTCTCTGCGTGCAAGTTCGGTTTGACGAGTCCCAAATTCCGATCGAAGTGCTTTGTCGAACAAGTCTTGTTCGATTGGCATCGGTTCGCCTGTGGCCTGGTAGCCGGCAGCAAGTCGATTCATCTGCCCAAAGATCATCGCGCGGTTCTGGAACTCATGGGAAGTTCGGTCCATTTGGGTTGAGCGATCCTGTGTCCCAAACAAATCCGAATACTCGTTGCCAAGCGTTTTCACCATTCCATCGAAACGGTTCTCTCGCTCAACACTGTCGCGTTGCGATTGGAGCTGTCGCTCCTGGTGGCCTTGGCTCTCCAGACTATTCAGTCGTTGCTGGGTCGCCTGGTTAGCTGACCACTGCTGTCGCATCACTTCGACTTGAGCCTTGTCATACCCCTTCTCGATCCAATCATCGAAAGGAGGTTCTTCGGGCTCTTTTGAGTCTTCCTGCTTTTGCTCGTTGCCGACTGCTGCTCTCTGCTGCTCTTGTCGAGCCGCTTCCTGCTGCTGCCAACGCTGATGCAGGGCTTCCTCTCTTCGAACTGCCGCTTCCAGAGCTCCATTGGTGCCCAGTGACTGGACATCGCTGTACGTGAAGTTCAAGTTGCCAGCACGTTCCAGCAGCCCACTATCAAATTTCTGGTCTGCTGCTTCGCCATTGTCAGTGGCGGATTCGTCGTCCTCATCAGGCTGCGTTGACTGTTCCTGACGCGAACTCGGTGATTGTTCCTGTTTTTTTTCGTCGCCGTCAACCTCAACATCGTCCGATTCTGTGTTGTTTTCTGATCTCGCGTCTGAGTCGTCGTCTGATTCAGCTGGCGTTTCGCTCTCTGCCGGGGGCTGATCCTGCAGATCGTTATCGAACAATGTGTCGTCGTAATCGTATTCGCCGTTGCCGGTTGCCGTTGCTGCGCCGCCGCCTTCACTGTCCGGATCTGGAGAACGAAAACGGGCGTACCCAATACTCATACAAGGCCGTAAGTAATTCAACATCGTGTTCTCCCTTGTGTTCAGTTGCGTCCGCCAAGTTGCGGATCGCTGTGTCCCCCGTTGCGATCGTAAACCTTGTGTCTCTCGCAATACTCCCGCCGATGCCGCTTATCGCGAAAGATCGCAGCACCAGTCTTCTTGTTGTATTCGGTCGGGAGTCCGGCGGCTGCGTCGGCTTTTGAGGCAGCTTCGACCTGATGGATACCGACGCCCATCGAATCGGATTCCATGGGGTAGTTGCCAGGAACCGAGCTGATGTTCCCGAACGCCTGCCAATCGACCCGGGCCATCCGACCATCCGACAGCCTGATCCGACCACCCTTCACTCGTCGACTGTACTCGACGATCGACATATGCATGTCGACCTGTTCTTGCGGATCGTCATCGGTGACGAACGTATATCGTGCCATTACTAACCCGCCTGTTGTTGCGGAGCAGACGCTGTCATCAGATTCTGCATCTGTTGCTGCTCCTGGGCCTGCGCTGTCATACCTTCGGAGACGTTGTGCCGGATGTATTCGTGTGGCCCGCCGCCACCGCCGCCACCGCCGGAGTTTTGGGGATCGTCGGAATACGCCTGCAGTTCCGGAATAATGTCTGTCAATTCGTGCATGTTTGAATACTTGGCAACAAGTGCCAGGTACTTGTTGATGTCCGGCTTGAGCCCCGTCTGGATCAGCGGAACGATGTCACGCTGCCAGATATCTCGCAGGGTTTGGAGTCTGATTTGCGGACTCAGATCCTGCATTGAGAACTGTTCAATGTTGAAATCGTAGTCTTCGAAATCGCCCTGTCGGAGATCCATATCCACACCGTATTCGTCAGCAGCATGCGGCCACGACGCGTCAACAGCGAAATCGGTTCCGGGAATATCCCGAGCCATGTGGATCTGAGTCGTCGGTGATCTCCAGAGCCAGAAACCGATGTCCTCGATTACGTCTTTGGTGGCTGAGACGACTGATGCCTGCATTGCACGCACCCGATCAGAAACGGTCGCCGAGATCATCTTCTCCTGGCCCAGTGTGTCGGCCGACGATCCCAGGCCGGCCATCGCATCCAGATTCCCCATGATGTAGGACGTCAGGCCCTTGACGTTCAGCGCGAACGCGAGGGTCTGCTGGTCGATGCCTCCGTACCTTGCTTCTTTGATGTTCTGCGGATTGTCGACGACGACCGTGTCCCCGTCGTTTGTTCGGATGACCCGCTCCCCATCCTTCCGCCCCTGCTGTGTCACAAACGTGACAGTCTTCTGGCGGGATGCCTGGCGGCCAAGGTGATTGATCAGCTTATTCTCAAGATCGTCAAGATCCATCCAGTTCGCGATCGGCGGCAACGGCATGATATTTGCCAGAACTGGATTGAAGCCCAGCAGATGGTAAGGACCACGATCCGGGCCTTCCCACTCGACTTCGTGGACTGGCTCGCTCAGTTCGGTTGACATGGTCACGACCTTCCGGTCTTCCGGAAGCCAGATGTCCCACAGTTCGATGCGATCGAGGTATTCGCCGTCAGTCGATTTCTTGCCGTATCCGATTTCGTCGAGTCGATCACTCTCGCCGAGCATCTCGTCGTGCTCATTCAGGTCCCGCGGCTGGAGCTTTGCGGTCAGATTCTTGCTGAAGTTTGGGTTTGACGAAAGTTCCCGCTTCGTCATCAGGTACTTATGCCCACAGAATCCGACGCGCTGGGGATCCCACTTGTCAGCAGTGACATCGTGAACCCAATCATCCAGTGAAATAGATTCGGCGAAGACGCTCGTATGCGGAATCTCCTCACCGTCGATTTCCGCCATGTAATCGACCTGTATGCCAACCTTCATGATCCCGACGGAGAACAGGGCCTGCATGACCCAGTTCCTCAATTCGTTCTCGAAGTCGATGTCGAGCAGGGTCTGATTGATGGCGTGTTCGCATTCCACAGCCGCGATACGGAGGCTGGACTTCCTGGTGTTGACAAGGACCTGGGGATTCCGGGACGCGAGCTGTTGGAGGTAGGCCGTTACGCCCATTTCCAGCATATTCAGCGGGCGTGTGCCTTCTGATCCATTGTCGCCGTAATGCGTACCAACATACTGTCGATGCGCCTCACGCATCTTTTCCCGGAACGGCTTGAGCTTCCGTCCGGAAAAAGTGATGGCATCCTTGAGTCGCTTGAACTTGAGTCGATCCATCATGATCCCTATCCAAAGGGAGACCAGTAATCAGTGAGCGCCAACTGCCGATCCTCTTCCTGCTGCTCTTCTCGTCGGGCAAGAAACGAGTCGAGCGGAATTCCGTCGTCTTCGTCTTTTTCTTCCTCGAATGCCGGCCAGCGACTCATGCCGTGATAGGCCGTACAGCCCGCAATCGCAAGGTCACCATGGGCCTTCCCGACCGAAGAGCCATCCGTTTCACTCTGCTCGGAAGAGTGAACAACCTTTTCATTCTTGAAGAAGTATCTCCCCATCTCCTTCAGGATTAAAGGCGAATGGATGTGGCATTGACGCAATCGGATGGCAGACGTCAAGTCCCGAAGCAGTGACAATCCGCCATCATTGTTGCGATATCCAGGCTTTGTTGTACCCGACCAGGCCGAATTGTCTTCCTCGAATTCCATGGATCTCTGGCGAAACAGGTACTTGTAGCCTTCCCTCAGCACGCGATTCACGAACATTTGTCCAAGCGGACCGTTACTCTCCGGGATAAGCAAGCCCATCCAGAACCATTCACAAAACCAGATGGCCAATTCGGCAAATTCCGCAGGCTCGATCGAATTAGATCGCCAATCAGCAACCTGCTGCCCGGTCACTTTGTCAATCGCACACATGGCCGAATAACTCGACCGGGCACCAGCCGTGCCGGCTGCGATATCGAAACCCAGTGAATACTGCGACTCGGGTGGACGCCCGCCAGTCATCTCGAAGTACAGATTCAAGTTCCCCTCGATCTGTCGGTCCAGCATCCACTTCTTTTCGTCGTCGGGATCACGATAGACCTCGAACTTGTGGATGACTGGCTTGACTCGCTCCTTCGCAGCCTTGATGACTTCGGGATCACAAACCTGCGACGTGGCGCCTGTGGGATCCTTGTCTAATTCGGCGGAAATCGACTGCATTGTCGCGCCGCCGCGAGCGCACTGATAGTCGTAGTAAAGCGACCGAGTCCGACCGTCCAGGACGAATTCGTAGGCTTGGTCCTTATGGATCGGGCTCGCGTATTTACCGTCATCACGCTTGAAGGGCTCCCAGAATCTCTTGTCCAGCAACTCCAGCGTGAAGGACTGGGTGTATCCAATCCTGTTCGACTTATAGAGGCCGACCCGCTTCTCCTCGTCGTCCTTCCAGTCGATATCGATGATGACGATGTTTCGGTCATCACCGCGAATGAGGTCAATAAACGAACCGGCTTCGCCGCGGCGTCGGTTAATGGTCGACACGAAGATCCGACAGTTCGTAACTCCGAACGATGATTCAAGAGACGCGAAGTCGGCACCGGCCGGAAAGAAATGGAACTCGTCAAAGAAGAACCATGACTTCCGCCCGCCACGGCCGATGTCGGCAGTTGATGCGTAGCCGGCGATCGATGAGCCGTTTTTATGATTGACGATCGTGTGCTTCGTCAGGTTGCGTGTGAAGTCGCGGTTCTTCTGGCCACGCATCCAGGCGGGAAGACGCTCGACCAGATAGTCGACCTTCGAGAACAGGGAGTCGGGATCTGTTGAGTCGTCAACCGAGTTCTCGTCCTTCGATGCGAATCCGATATTCGTGTCCGGATGAAACAGCCAGTCCCAGATCGCGATGACAATGTAGATCCACGTCACGCCCGTTTCGCGAGACTTCTGGACGGCGATATCACGCGTGCCCAAGAACTGCAGAGTCCGAAGGATTGCCTTGTCCTGATACGGACGTGTGATGAATGGCAATTCGTTTGAGACACCGTACCGGTAATCCAACTGCCAGTCGCCCGGCTTTCTGGCCTCGAGCAGCCAGCAAAACGTGTTGATGAAGAAGAGTATGTCACGAGAACACAGAATCATCAGCTCTTGAGCGTACTCGGGATCGGAGTACGCCATCTCCAAAACCTGCTTCCTGTACTGAAGGTTGAGGGACAACTCCTTCGGCACGATCCGACTGGCTGACCGGACGTCGGAGCGAACGAGTCCCCGCTCTTCGTGCCAGCGAAGTATTTCGGGATTCGTGATCAGCAGCTTGTCTGTCATTCAATCCTTCTTTGGGACGACCACGGTCCAGCCCAGATCGCGAAGCGTGCGGGCCACGGCGTTGGGGTCTCGCCTCACAATATCCTTGACGGTTGAGATCAGATCGGCCGTCAGGTTCTTGATCATCTTCTCGATCGCGCGGAACTTCGTCCGGCCGTCGTCTTCAAACTGATCACCTTGAGGCCCCATCTCCTTCCGCTTCTTCTCGTGCCAGCTGAGCGCCTTCTCCATGAACTTCGACTTGTAGTCACGGCCAAACTGCAGGAGTTCCCAGGCCGATATTGACGGCGCGTCCTTTGGCTGGCATTCCGGGTTACCTAGATTGTCGTACGCCCACTGCCAATCCCGATCGACGTCGTGCTTCGAAGTCTTCTCTAATGCGAATCTCTGCAGCTGGGCCAGGAAGAGGGCTTCCTGTTGTTCCTCGGAAAGTTCCTGAATCGACTTCCTCGGGCGCGGCATTTTCCTGTTCCCATAAATGGTAGCTTTGATACCGTAGGTTTACTGATTACACTGGCTGAGTCCAGAGCCCAACGGCTGGCCAGCCGCCGCGGAGCGCTCACCCCGATCGCCTCCGCATGGGCCTGGACTTTTCTTTCCTTACCGATCGGGGGTTCGGGGAACTGCTATGAGTGACGTCATGCTGGCTGTCATCTACACGAGATTCTCGCCTCGACCCAAGAAGAAGGGAAACGGAAAACAGGAGGACCGCGAGACAACGCAGTGCCAACTGGAAGCGTGCCGCCGTTACTGCCGCATGAAAGGGCTGACGGTTTCGCATGAACTGTCCGACGAATACGAGTCAGGCAGGAAAGTTCCGCTCTTCAGCCGGACGCACGGAAAAGAACTGAGAAACATCGGACCTGCCGTGAAGCATATCGTAGTCGCAAAAATGGACCGGCTGTTCCGCGACACGATCAACGGCCTGCAAATGATCGACCACTTCGAACGAGAGAAGGTGGCGATCCATCTGGCAAACGAGGGCGGCAACTCGCTCGACCTGTCAACCGCACTCGGCCGGATGTTCATCACGTTCCGGCTAGGAGTCTCCGAATTCGAGGCTCGGCAGACGTCAGAACGAACAAGCGAACTCATGCTTCACCGCCAGTCAGGCGGACAGCGAATGACGCACAAGAGCCGCATCCCGTACGGCAAGATGATCGACCCGGACGATCAGTCGCGGATCATCGAATGCCAAAGCGAGATAATGGCTATCCGAAGCGTGAAGGAGGCACACGCCAGTGGATGCAGTCTCAGGGCGATCGCTGATTTTATGACTGAAACGCACGGCCCACTCCGTGGCAAGAAGTGGCACCCGGAAAAGGTCAAGTCCATGCTCACGAGTGAAGTCGGGTCATCGCCTCTTCCAGACGAGTCATGACCACTTGCTTCGAGTTGGACACGGCAACCAGGGCTGCCTTCAGGCAAAGATTTTCCAGCAGGTTCCGACGCTTTGCGTGGTTGTAGGACTCGAGAGCGACGGAATCTCGTATCAGGACTCGCTCGCATTCATTGTTTAGTTCTTGCACGTAGACCGAGTCATCGTAAACGTCAGGTTGGGATTCATTAACCGCTTTCGGCGATGTGATTCGTTTCTGGCCTGACATTCAAGAGTCCCCGATTTCCTTAACGGCTCGATTCGCCTCTTCCCATGCATACATGTCAGTATCCGGACGCGGCCGCTCACGTAGCGGTTCGGAAGATAGCCGATGGCCACAACCGCCACACCACCAGATGCAGGGATACCGACGCGAAGAAGACAGAATGCGGACCGCCTGAACTTCCTTCAGGATCATCAACTTACCGCAAACGCAAGGCTTGGTTTCAGTCGTCATCGATCGCCCTCGATCCAATACAAACCAGGCCGACGACACGGTTCAGCATTGATCACTATGCCCATATCCGAAATGTCAGTCACGTCGATACCGGGCATCGCAGGGTACTTTTCCCTAACCGGACACTTACTACTATGTGGAGAGTAACCCTGAAGCCGAAACTCCGTGTGGTCAGAATTCACACAGATACACCACTGAGTCAGACAGTAACGACACTGAAGCGTTCCAGTCGCAAGTCCGATCACAGACAGGAACGGCGCCCGCTCAAGGATCAACTCCTGAATCTCCAACACACTGCGGATCGACCTGTCAGGCATTGTTGGAACATCCTCTCACAATCAAAAACATGCACCGGGCGAGCTGCTCGTCGCCCGTGGCAATCTCCGCCATATCAAGAACGGAGACCGGGAACTCACCCGATGCGATGTACTAAAGCAGTGCTGTCAACTCGATGTCCCCGTCAGCAGCCGTCACGCAAAGAACCTCAACGGGCATCGACAGGTTGATATCAAAAAAAGGGGTTCCGTTATCACCCGTCGCGTATTCCGGCAACGAAGTGTGCGACAACTCCCAGGTAAACCGAATATTCGGGCTTCTAAGTGCTCTCAACATTTGTTGGCGATTCATCCTGCCGCTCCCTGATCGAATTCAGTAAGAGTCAGGACCCTATTTGATAAATGGCATAAATGGAAGACAGATACTCACTCACATTCCATAAACGCTCTGATGAACTCCGCAGCTACTTGCGGGACGATAGCGTTTCCCAATCCACGCAACTGAGCCACACGGCCGGGTAGCCCATCAACCAGCGGCTCAAGTCCGGGCTCAAGACGCCTCGCTTTTCCGTCTCGGCATTGGACCCACTCGGCTCCATCCCAGGGAGCAGGTGATACACCTGACGCGGCAACTGATCCACCCGCTGCCGCGTCGTTCCGTCGTTGTTCGTTGACTCCGCCGCCATCCCCGGCGTGTCCTTGTGGTCTCTGGCCGACGGCGTCACCCAGCCCGCTGGAAACACCAACTCCGCAGCGTTCCGCAGATTCAGACCAGCGTGTGCTCCTCGTGAGACCTTTTTCTCCGACGTCTCGTTTTGCTCTTTGGCCTGGGGAGTCGGCCAACCGGCTTCCGACCCACCACAATCGCGGTCGGATGTGCGGCGACCCGACGCTGTGTGCGCCCAGTACCGACGGCCACACGGAGTAATCCGCCCCTTCCAGGTCTCCACATACTCCATCGAGCCACCGACGATCTGCCCCAAGAGATTTCGATTTAACGAGTCGGTTTGCGTATCTGTTGGCGGCGGCGTAATCGCCCCGCTGAACCGCGTTAACGAAAGAAGCCTCAAGCTGCGTGCCGACAACTTTTGAGGATGCGACTTGCTCGCCGAAGATGATCTCCGGGCGGCAGGCTTCGACGAGGCCGAACCAGACTGGCCAGAGGTGCCGTGCATCTGAAGTCCCTCGCTGTCGGCCGGCGGCGGAGAATGGCTGGCAGGGGCAGGAACCTGTCCACACTGCTCGGTCATCGCACCATCCTGCCAGTCGAAGTGCCGCTGACCAGCCGCCAATACCCGCGAACCAGTGGCACTGTGTGAATCCCTTGACGTCATTCGGATCAACCTCCGTGATGGACCGCTCGTCAACCTCGCCCGGTGCTATCAAACCGGCGCTAATCAGTTCCCTCAGCCACCCGGAAGCGTGTGGATCGTTCTCGTTGTAATAAGCAGACATGCCGTGGACGTTATTCGATAAATGGTATAAATGGAAGCGGAAAAATGGTTGCGCAACATAATCGCTAATGTATATCCATCGGCCACCGGGGGGGACTGGGATGGTCAAAACTGCGTTCCTGCATGGGGTCCCATATTTCGATCGCGGGGCAGGGGTGGCAACAAGCGGCGTCCACGGCTCCGATGCATGATGGATGAGGCCCACCACGGCCTGCCACGGCCTGCAGGAGCCATTCAATGCCTGATTGGCGGCCCAGTGTCAATGAGTGGTCGCTTACTGACGGATTTTCGGCGTGATCCGAGCCCGGTGAGGCTATGACCTTCGAAGGCGGCCCGCGGCGACGGCCGGGCAGAGTAGTACAAATGTACTATATGTCACAATAATGTGACACTTTCGCCGCGCCCCCTCCTAGATGCAATCGACTTGCAGGTGCAATTGATTTGCAGGTGGGATCCTGTTGCATGTGCGCCCCTGCCTCTATTGTATGGGCACGTGTACGGCGTGCGTCGTGCCCGCGTCGCGCTGTTAAATTAAGTTAGGTGATCATTTACACCCGCCATATAGTGTTCTGTTATAGTACGATTTATGTTTATTTGCTTGATTGCTACGGGCATGCGTTGGTTTGGCGCGGAATTCTTACCTTAAGATATATAGAGGGCTGCGATGGATGCGAGAGGTGTTCAGAACGCTCGACAGGCGTGGTGATGCGTGATCGCGAGGCGGTCCGGCTGCGTCGGCGGGTGAGAGGCTTGGCCAGAGATCGGGGATAGAGCGATGAACGGTACAGAATCGGGGCATGAATCGGGCGTAGACCGGGCGAGTGTGGGGGCTGCTGAGGCGGCTCAGGATGATGCTGGTGCGGATGTGGCGTCAGAAGCGGGGAGTTCTGACGGGAAGAACGAATAACGCCTGAACCGTTCCCGAGCCCCTGCCCGCGAGATGTGGGCAGGATACCCGGACCGATTCGCCACCACGCCACGAACCGAGGAAGAACCCATGACACTGAAACACGACGGAATCACGTTTGACATCGGCACCGGTCAAACCACTTTCACATTTGCCGGGAAACCGTCGGCGAGAATTCGGGAGGCACTGAAGGCGAACCGCTTCCGCTGGTCACCGTCTGGCGGTTACTGGTGGAGGCGGAGCGCTGGCGGAGCTGCTGATTTGTTCTGGTCAATTTGCAAAATTCACGACAAGGAGACCGGGAAGCCGCGGCGCGTTGATGGCCCCTGTACTCGCTGCAGCACACTGAACGGCTATATGCGGAGCCTGGGAGCCGGTAGCGCGGTGCTGTGTGACGATTGCAACGCGGAAGACACCCGCCGGCAGTCAGCGATTAGATACGGGGATCCCGCTGGCGACGCTTTCGACATGATGGTCGAGGATGACATGGCCCGACGTTGCGGCTTGTGAGCGAGGCGAAACGCCCGGAATGCCCGGGCGTCGTCGGCGATTTGTTCCGCCGGCCTGATGAGCCAGACTGCTCGATTATGCACCACACTGGAGGGCGAGACTATGACGACCACGACCACGAACAACGCGACCGAGTACGACAAACTGCAGGAGATCGGGAAATCGTCCTATGAGTCAATTGCTGCAATGGTCGCTGCCAGTGGGGTAGATTTTTGCCGCCTTGAAGAACTGCGAGACACGCCGGCCGAGGACTTGGACGACGACGAACGGGACGAGCTCCAGGAACTGGAAGAGGCGGCCGGGGACTGCAAAGACGAAGACGAGGCCCGCCAACGAATCACTGACGACCCGCTGTCTCTGCAGGTCCGCAGCGGTTGGGAATCGCCCGGCGAATCACTGACCGCAACCGAGTATGAGATCCTATTGAGCACCGGCGGACCTGCCACCCGGATCGTTGGCGATCTGAGCGAGCACAAGGAGCCGATCAGCGCCACGCTCCAGGCTCAGGACTGGTACACGCCGTGGACCGCTTACGGCGAAGCGGACGAAGACACGCTTCGGGCCTACGCCGACTGCTTCTCCTTCGGAGAGTAAGACCGGAGGACGCAGCGCCAGGGCTGGCATGTGCTGGCTCTGGCTTTTCTCAGGCACCACAGCCACACAGGAACGCGAAACTATGGCAAATTCTCGAACGATTCTTGAGGTTGATTCAATCATGAGCACCACGCCAGCGGAACATAAAACGACGCGCACCACGCTGAGTGTCTTCCGTGAGGTCTTCGGATGGCATGACGGCACAACGATCGAGCAAGCATGGAAACGGCTGGCAGTCGCGAGCCTGGAAGAGCTGGATCGGTTGTGTACGCGGCTGGCTGCGGAGGTTGATGAGATCAGCGACCCGCGTGAGGCGCTGAGGATGATCAAACATCGGAACGGAATGATCCGGCTGCGTTACGCGGGGATCGGAGCAATTCCTAGCGGCTTGACGACTTCAGACGCTTTGCCACCCCGCACTGGCCGCGTAGTGCTGACTCAGGCAGGACCGGAATCGTAGCCCGCGGCATTTCCTGCGTTTACGCACCACCACACC